ATGGAGAAAATCACGTTTAACATACCATACCCGCCCACGAAGAAGGGCAAGTCGGCCTTCTGCCGCCGGTTTGGGCTGAACGCCTACTACTCCGGCAAGCACTGGGCGCAGCGGAAGAAGGACGCCGACGAGCTCCATGCGCTGACCCTGGTCGCGCTGAAACAGGCCCGTGTGAGGCGCGGGATGGTACGTGGGCCGGTCTCCATCACCTTTGCATGGGACGACGGGCTGGACATTGACAACCACGCAGCAATCGCCAAAGCCGTGGTGGACGCGCTCAAGGGATACCTGCTGCCCGACGACGATCACCGCTGGTACAGGCAGGTCATACATAGGCTTTGGGACGGGGGATGTATTCGGGTGGAGGTGACGGAGCTGTGATCACCAGAGACCCCAACGGCATCAGCGGAGCGGTGGCACCCTGGCGCAGCCTGGACGCGATGGAACCGATCGTGGAACGCAATATTACGGAGCGGGACGCGGAGGAGGCGGCAATCTGTGGACAGTGCCCGCTGCCGGACTGTAACCCCAAAAGAGGTGGCTGCCTCCTACATACCAGAGCGAAAAAGCCAAAACCGTCCCGCGATTTGCTGGAGCGCATGGCGCTGGACGGGCATGGGCCGGAGGAGATATCCCAGGCCACCGGATACAGCATATCAACCACCGCGATGTACATGAAAGATTTTTTTAAGGCTGGGCCATGTGAACGATGCTCGTCCAAGAGCATTTGTGATGCGGCCGGCGGGACGTGCAGCAGAAAAGAGCGCTGGAAAGCAGCCAAGGAGGTGCCAAACGGTGGACGATAAGACGCGCGCCCTGCTGGGTGATCACGAGGCGGCTAAGCTATGAGGGTGTTGGTGGCCTGTGAGGAGTCGCAGGAAGTCTGCAAAGCGTTCCGGGCGCTGGGGCATGAGGCGTACAGCTGCGACATTGAGCCGTGCAGCGGGGGGCATCCGGAGTGGCATCTGAGATGTGACGCGCTGGAGTTGCTGAAAATACAGTGGGATATGATTCTGGCGTTTCCACCCTGTACATACTTGTCAAACGCTGGTGCTAAGCACCTGTTTCGCGGCGGCATCCTCAATCAGGAGCGATACCAGAAAGGTTTGGAGGCAAAGGAGTTTTTTCTGAAATTTCTGGACGCGGACTGCCCGAAAATCTGTGTTGAAAATCCAGTATCAAGCAGAATTTATGAAATGCCGCCGCACAGCCAGGAGGTGCAGCCCTGGATGTTCGGGCATCCAGTACAGAAAAAGACCCGTCTGTGGCTGAAGGGTCTGCCGCCATTGGAACCGACAGACATCGTAGACCCGGAGTGCGGCTGCCATGAGGCCGGTACGTGGTTTATGCGAGGCGGGAAAGACCGTCAGAAAAACAGAGCCAAGACGTTTCCTGGATTGGCAAAGGCGATGGCCGAACAATGGGGAGGTATCTGTGGTGGATGATATCAAATTAGCCCTGCTTGGCAATAAAGAGGCAGCCAAGCGGCTGACGGAGGCGGGGGTGCTGGTTCCGTGCCCGTTCTGCGGGGGAGAAGCGGAAGTTGTAGCATATGGCCCAAGATTATTGCGCCCATCAAGGAACCATGTTTATAGCGTTTCTTGCAACGAATGTGAAATGATGTTCGGATGGGATGTTGACTATGGAGGGCGATATGACACTGAGTATGAGGTTATGCTCGCCTGGAACACCCGCGCGCCGATTCTGAGCGCGGAGGAATTGCAGAGATTGGAGGTCAAGCCATGACGCGGGAAGAAGCGATTGAGTGCCTGAAAACTATACAGCGGTGGACTCCGGACTGGGATGACCGGGAAGATGGGCTGTCTTATTGGGATGCTATTGATATGGCCCTCTCCGCCCTCCGCCCCGTCAGCCGGGAGCAGGTGGAGCGGCTGTGGCCGGGGTGTGACCGTTGCAAAGCAGCTGATACAGCAATCGCATGGGAGCGGTGGGGACACCAATACTGTTCTCAATGTGGTCGCCCTCTCACCCCAGAGGCGTGGGAGGAACTGAGAAAGAGACTGGAGGCGCTAAACAATGACAAAAAATGAATTTATAGCCCTAATTGGGCAAGACGTAGTTGTAGACTATCCATTTGGCCGAGAACTCCAGCGGTGGAGCATGAAAAACTTTTATATCGATGGAAATGGCGAAGTCAAACATAATCGTCTCACGCTTATTATGGATGCTTTTATTGCCAACGCAAGAAATCCCCACAAAGGGAAGCCCACGCATGGTTAAGGAGGCGCTGAACGATGGCAAGGGCGATTGATGGAGAGTTGCTCGAACTGGAGATTGCAAATATTGCAAATAAACTGGCAAAATCCGATGCACAAAAGGCATTGATGGGACGGGTAATGTACTGCGTTGAGCATATGCCCACCCTCACCCCGCCGAACGAGTGGGTGAATCGAGTGAGAGAGCTTGACGAGCTGTACACAAAGCTCCAGATCGTAACAGGTTTTACAGCGGAGCAACTACTGGAAATTTTTGCTGCTGGGTATACGCTGGAAAAACCAGACTACTCAAAGAAATTTGCGGAAATGGAAAATCTGGCGGAAGCTGCCCAGCCGAACGAGCCGCTGACGCTGGAGGAACTGCGGGAGATGGACGGTGTAAATGCGCTATGGGTACACAATCTTGCATGGGGATTACACAAGCCCCGTTTCATGCTGGTCCACAGTGTTTCGGAAGATTGGTGGACGTGCTGTGATTTTGATGGATTTGAAACCTTCTGTGCGGATGACTATGGGGAAAGATATTTATTATACCGCCGCCCGCCGGAGGTATCGCCATGAGACACCAATACACCCGCGCAGAGCTGGAATCCATCACCCAGGAGACCGCAATCTACATTGAGGGAGCAGGGATAGCCCAGCTCCAATGGGGCGGCCTGGAGATTGCAGAAGGAGTCAGAGACGGGTATCTATACTGCAAGCACATCAAGCCGTTTAGCCTGGAACTGTACGGCCAATACTGGACGGCCTGGGATGGGCCGCCGGAAAGGGGAAAAAATAATGAAAATCCCAGCGGAATTTGAGGACATTTTACGGGGTGTAGAGTTGACGGAGAGAGAGAAGCGGTTCCTGCGCTGGATAACCAGCTGGGACGACCACACAATGCAGAACATGAGAACCGTGGTGGAGAAAGTACGGAGCACCCTCTCCACGCTCCAAGCCGAAAACAAGGAGCTGCGGGCCGAGCTGGAGCAGGTGAAGCGGGAGAGGGATGCGGCGGTCAGTGATCTGACATTTGTGGTGAATCAATATCGGCTGGAGACAACAGGAATAGACCTTTGCGGACTTTGTGAGTATGATTTGCCACCAGTAGGGGAAAATGGACAAACCGCAGAATGCCCCGGATTTTATGTGAACGATTGCTTTAAGTGGCGCGGCCCGGAGGAGGGGTGAGCATGGAGAGACTGACATACTGGTGTGACAATGGGCATGGTGGTGGAAAATGGTTTGTAGCTATCGATGCCGAAGGAAGAGAAGATTACGGGCCGCACGTTGACCGCCTCGCAGCCTATGAGGAGACTGGCTTGGAGCCGGGGGAAATCGAACAGCTCAAAGGTGAAGCATTTGGTCTGAGAGTGGACAAGCAAGAGCTGGAGCAATATCGTGCTCTCGGCCCCATTGACCGCCTCCGCGAACTGGCCGAGGCCGCACTGCGGAGGGAGCAGGATGGCTGATATTCTGACGATCATAGCTGCTGTGGAGTGGATGGCGCTTGGCCTGCTTGTCCTGTGGAAGCTCAAGGGGTGGAATCGAAAGATGGAAGAGTTATACGAAGACATGAAGAAACAGTGGGAGGCCGAGCATGAGACTAGTTGATGCGGATAATGCACGAGAGTGCTTTGGTGGTGATGGGGTGACTGGAGCCGTCATGAAGCGTATGTTTGATAGCCTACCCACCATCGACGCCGTGCCTGTGGTCAGGTGCCGGGAGTGCAAGTTTTACCGAGAGTTACGTACAAAACGGCACAACCAGCTCATGCGACTGTGCTACCGGATGGGCAAGCACGATATGGAGTACCCGGTCAAGCCGGATGATTTCTGCTCCTACGGCCAGCGAAAGGAGGACAACCTGGACGAAGCCATCGAAAAGTACCTGAAAATCAAGGAGGAGGCCAACATGGACAAGCCGAGAATTTGCGAGGTGCTTGGGGTTGAACCAGAAGAAAAGTTTGAAATTAGAGGAAACACGTTAGGGCGATTTCGTATCAATAAATATGGGACATTCCAGCTTGAAATATCAAATGACTGCTGGGGATTCTCCACTGTGGAATGTCTTAACAATCTCATAAATCATCCAGAAAACATCGCCCGCAAGCCCCGCTGGACGGAGCAGGAGGTGGAGAGGGCGAAGGCTATCAAAGTGCTATATCCAGTTGTTAAAACATTGGCATACGTTGATATAGTGGGACAGACATTTTACATGTATGATGACGAAGACAACTATAAGGGCAGTCTTGATAACCTTGATGAAACGTTTCCTACGCTGAGGAGCATAAGGCGGGCCACATTGGACGAGATCATCGGAGGTGCCCAATGACCAGAGAAATCCTTTTCAAAGCCAAGCGGCTGGATAATGGAGAGTGGGTGGAGGGAAACATTGTGGCTGTCCCGGAAGATGCCGACTTTATGCCTGGAGCGTACATTCTACCGCGGTTGGTATCGGCCAGGGCAGACCCGCCCACAAAAGGGAGGATCATGCTAGGCGGATTCTTTGAAGTTGACCCCGCCACGGTCTGCCAGTACACCAACATCGACATACAGC